AAGAATTCGTGAAAGCTTATAACGATGACCCTTCCACAGATTTTCATACTTTAGTGGCTGAAATGGCCAAAATACCTCGCAAACAGGCAAAGACAGTTAACTTAGGAATCATGTACGGGATGGGTGTTGGAAAACTAGCCGAGCAGCTTGATTTACCATTTGAAGAAGCTAAGAGACTAATTAATCAGTATCATCAGAGAGTGCCCTTTGTTAAAGGTCTTATGCAGGGTGTAACGAACCGCTTAAATGCCAAAGGAGCTAACGGTTCACTGCGCTCTTTAAAGGGCAGGAAATGTCGTTTTGATTTGTGGGAACCAGATACATTTTCGATGAACAAAGCGTTGCCGTATAGAGAAGCTGTGGAGGCATGGGGGCCGACAACTAAGCTCAAACGAGCGTACACGTATAAAGCTTTAAATCGCTTGATTCAAGCGTCAGCAGCGGATATGACAAAGAAGGCGATGGTCGATATTTATAAGACAGGAAGAGTACCCTTAATCCAAATACATGATGAGATAGCTATCTCGGTCAAAGACGCTAACGAAGCTAACGACATAGCTAACATTATGGAAAGTGCTATACCTCTTGTCGTACCAAATAAGTGCGATGTCGAAATCGGACGATCTTGGGGCGAAGCTAAGTAAAAGACTATAATTGCTTTATAGCACATAATCCTATATTATAAGAGATAACTAGATAAAGGAGTACATATGGATACCAATAAATGGAAATCTGTCCTAGTCCCAAGGACTACTTATGATGAAATAAAGGCATTAGCTGAGTCCCAAGGTCGAAAGATCGGCGGGCAACTCAAATTAGTTTTTGAGTTTTATAAAGAAAATTGCCCCGAAGATTTCAAGAGATTGAAAAATCTTCAATGATGGGTTAAACTTAAATTAAGAACATTTCTTATGTTCTTCCGTAGTTAGAACCCCCGTTGTTACAGAGGCAGTGGGGGTTTTTTTTTGGAGTGAAAATGTCGGAAAAAGAAGACAAAGACGTAGTTGACTTTCATCGATCTAGAAAGCTTTGTAGTAAGCTCTTTGAGCGCATGAAGGCTGAAGGTATCGACGCTTCCGCAGGCGTTTCTGGAGTTCTGACCAAAGTTTTTGAAATGGTTATCCAAGGTGCTTCAGATGAAAAAGCTGCGCTTGAAATAATTTCCGCTTGCATGACTTACGCACTCCCCGAAGACTTCGGTAAACCAGAAGATTCTGACGACGATGAGTACGAGATTCACGTTGAATTAGATATCCCAGAAGGTAATCAAATAAATTAATTGACTTTTAATATATTGTCTTAGATAATCTCAGAGAGGTATACAAATGTATATGAAAATTTGTTCTTTTTGTTATCATAGCACACCTATCTTAGATGAATGTGTGTGCGTCAACTGCGGGAGTAAATATGAAGAAAAGCAAGTTAATCGTAGAAGTGAAGATCGAGATGGACGAGTTAGATCACGACGAAATTCTTGATTTAGCGACTCTTATTAAGAGAGAAGCGGATAAAATTGATGAAAGAACTAAGCATGATGTTCGCGTTTCAAGTTATTTCACTACCGAAGAAGGGCTGAGTTGTAAGTTATGAAAAAGAAAAAATGTTCAACTTGTAAAATTTCTAGATTAAATTGCATCTGTCCTAACGGATTTACTGTCGATTACAACGTAGAAAAATTTTACTTAATGGAAATAAAAAAAATGGTTAATTAAGATGGAAGAAAAAATAGAGAAGTTAGAAAGAAGAATAAAGCAACTTGAGCTAAAAATTAAACAAATTAATGAACCAGAGTTTGATCTTGAAAAACTCTGGCATCTACATAATTTCAATTCAGAAAATAAAAAAACCCATCAGACAAAAATCATTGAATGATGGGTTTCTACTGCGTTTTAATTACCCAATTCAAACTTTGTTAAAGTTCTAAGTATCAGAAAGATATTAGCATGAAAAGATACAAAAAACAATGCCCTAGTTGCGGTTCGAAATTAATAAAAATGTTTCAAAAAAAAGTCGAGAAAAAAATCGTACTTGAATGCTGTAAGTGCCTTGAGATTTGGGAAGAAGATGACAAAGAAAAGGAACACAAAAAGGTTTGATCCCAGCGATCCAGCTTATTGTGAATCGACTGACAGAAAAGTTTGTCGTTATGAACCTTGTTCTACTTTTTTTTATCGCCCTAAATCTATCTCTAAAGCGTCTTTTAAGATGAAAAATTTTTATTGTTCGCTGAAGTGCGCTAATGCAAACAAGAAATTGATAGCACAAACAGCTAGAGACAAAACGCGGGCGCAGATACGCAAATCTGCGGAGCGCAGGGACGAAAGTTTGGTGATTGGATATGGCCCACAGGAAGACTTTGAATCGATGCCAGAAGGATGGCAACTATGCCTCAATTGCTGCGGAAAAGTTTATGCGCGATCCCGTAGAGATGGCGGATTTTGTCCTATCTGTAGAGGTGAAAAAGATGCGTGAAAAGATATACATCTTTAAAAAATTACGCAAGTGGATCGAAGATCAGCATGACAAAAATCAATTTGATTTCCTTGACTCACCTACCCAAACTTCACTCGCTGAAGCAAAAGCAAGAAAGCAACTTTTGCAGGATTTAGCTGATTGGATCGATAGAAACTAATTCTTCTTCTTTTAGCTTTTTGTAGTCCGATTCGGGAACGTAAGTAAATTGCCCATCGCCTTTTCGATCAACTAAAAACCACTTTTCGCCAGTGTAATAATTAGTGACTATATCCCGTATTTCGCCCATCTTTTTACTTGATTTTTGGCTCACGGCTCACGCACCTAATGAGTTGTAAATTTGACGATAATTATCGGACAACGAGCATTCTAAAACTGATTTAACGTAATCTGCATGAGTGTCCCTATAGTATTCCTCATCTGTTTCGTAGTCTTTTCTTTTGACTGAAGGAGTCCAGCCACAAAACCCTTTAGTTGCTATGTGTGATAAAAAAAGCAACGGATGATCAACCCATTTCCAAGGATACAAATTTTGTTCAGAAAAACCTCTACCGCCAAATTGTATCTTGTAGATGGGGCGTTTAAGAAAGGCAAAAAAGACTTGAGCAAAATCGGCAGGATCATCTAGTTTAAGATAGGATTTTCGATCTTGATCTTGCCCCATATAAGTCACTTCATGAACTCTTTGAAGAGTGTCTAAAGGCAAATAATTCGATAAATCGCGGTACCCAAGTCCGGCAAAGTTGAAATTTTCTTTGGCCAAAATGCTTCTGCCAAAATTGCTCTCTAGACACCACTGTGAGCCAGTCAGATAACTAAGCTCAGGATAGGATTTTTTTAGTTTTTCTAAAGCGGTACGAAACTCGGGGGATATTTCAATCATTTCTTCTCCTGATTCTGGGTTAATTCCAAAGGCTTTTATCGTAAACTTTGAGTAGTTCTTCTTTTAAAAAATCTTGCTCACATCTTAATTTAGTAACTTCTTCGGTCAACAACTGGATCAATTTCGAGGCTGCACCTAAATGTCTTTTTAAGTAATCAATCTCGGCTTTTATCTCTTCAACTTCGGACTGCATCTTAATACTCGATTTCTAAATCGTCACCAAAAATTTGTCGCAGTAGCCAAACTTCTGGAAAAGTCAATTTTCCATCTTTAAGATCAGTATTTAGGCGTGGATTGAACTGCTTGATAAACGCTTTTTCAATCGCTCTGGACAAGCCGCCATCCGCACTGTCAGTCTCAAAAGGGATTTCAAGAAAATAGCAGCTATCGTACTCACTTTTTTTGACGATGTTGTGAGTTTTTAGACGCCAATCTAAGTTATCTGTGATGCCTATGTAAACAACTTCTTCTTCACAAAATAATAGGTAGACAGCACGAGTTTTTTTCGTCTGATGACTCGATAACTTAGCTCTCTCCAAAATCGCAGATTTTTTCACAATCGTATTGTAAATTAGTTTTACGATTTGCACAAAAGCAGACCTAATGAAAAAACCCTCGACGCAGACGATCGAGGGTCTTGAATAGAGCGTAGCCTTCGAAATGAAAGCATTAGGATTATATCATATACGAGCTAAGTAGTCTCTGAAACTTTCGTTGTGTATGTCGTAATCCATATTTGGTATTTGCAGGATGTAGAGTTTTACATTTTCTTCATCGTGACCATTTATCCAAATGTTAGATAACATACCCTTGGACTTGAAGAAAGACTGCATAATTTTGCAGTCAACGAGCCTATCAAAGTCCATCATATAGTGCTCTTCTTCCAAAACACTAGGAGCTTCGGACGAGACTAAGTGCCAAGACTCCCAACGATGACCATCCCATCTTGAGCTAGGTAGTCTCTCTAGCTCTTCTAAAGTGAAGTCCAAGGGCATCGTTACACGGTGCTTCTTAGACTTCGGAGTACCTTCGTAAAGTGCAACGACATCATTTAAAAGCTCTTTTCTAGAAGCTTCATTTAAGTCGTTATATGCTTCTCTTATCTTCAGGAGATAAGAGAAAAGAAGTTTATCATCACGAAGACTTTCT